TTACCAACAAGACCTGATTCTAATAATGCTCCCATTTTATTTTTGGTTTTTTATTAATTGTTTATTTTATTATTTTTGTCATTAAATCTTTCATTCTCATAAACTGTGGGTTTTCATAAGTCTTTGATTCAATCAAGTTTTGAGCTGAACCTGTAGATACTGGCTCATTATCAATAACTCTTTCAATAGACTCATTCATTTTACCCTTTGTAGTTGTAGAAAGTTCATCCTTAATGACTTTGTAAAGATTCTTTGATTCTTTCATTGTTTCAACAGAATCAAATCTTCTTAAAATGTTTATTTTTTCTTGTTTTGATGTTGTGTGTTCAGTAAATAATCTTGTAGTGTATGCTAAATTTGAATTGAACACAGCAACTTCGTTAAGTTTGTCTCTGAAAATATTCAAAGCTTTTCTGTATTCTTCATTTTTAGCTCTCAACATTTCTACTTCTTCCATCAAAGAATAGTGTTCTTCAATATTAATATTGAATGCTGAATGAGCTTTTGGTTTTGGTAGACCACCTTTTCTGAATTTTGAACCTGAACCTAAAGTACGTGAAGCTTCTTTAAATTCACCTTTCTTCATTTTTCCTGTCGATTCTTTGTATTCAAATTTTGGTTTACCTGTACCTTTAGTTGGATTAGCGGCTTTCATTTTTTCTTTAAATCCACCAGCAGTTTTCTTATAAGAGAATTTAGGTTTTCCGATTTTTGCACCTTTTCCAACCTTTGGAGTTGTTGATTCGTACATATTCATACCTTCTTCCATTTCATCTTCTTCTGACCATCCTTCAGCTTGATAATCCATTTCTTCAAGTTCATCATAAGCCTCTCCAGATTCTTCGTCATAAAAATCAGTTGGAATTTCTTTTTCCTCTTCATCGTCCATATGAAGTTCATAGATAGTTTCTTCTAACTCTTCATCTTCATCTTTATCTGCCAAATAGGAACCAATTGCCGAACCAACCGCAGTTGCAACTGGTACTTGCCATTCTTCCATTTCACCTGTTTCGTCGTTTTTATCGTCATCCATAGAGATTTCATAGATAGTTTCTTCTAATTCAGATTCGAATTCTTCATCCTCATCTTCATCATCTTCTTCTTCCTCACGAGATTCATTCATTGGGATTAGATATTCATCGTCTCCGTCTGTCAAGTGAGCGTAATCTCCATCTTTTACAATTTCAACTTCGTCTGTTGGTTTCATTTTTTTGAAAACTGATAATAAAAAGTCGTTAGTTTCATCAGTGTCAGGCATTGCTGAAAAATCAATTTCTTCCTGTCCCATGTTTTCGTCACCGAATTCATCTTCTAATTCGAAATTTTCATCTTCAGATTCTTCATCTTCAAATTCTTCATTTTCAGATTCTTCATCTTCAAATTCTTCATCTTCAGAACCTTCTTCTGATTCTTCTTCCTCCTCAAAATCCTCAATTTCCTCTTCGTCAGCCTCTTTTAAAGACTCCTTTACTAGCTCGCTAATTTCTTGCTTCATTGTTGACTCAAGTATTTCTTTTGCGTTTTCATTGATAGCTTCCTCCAAATTTTTTAATTGGATTACAGCTTCTTCGACTAAATTTTTATTTTCTGCCATTGTATGCATTTTTTTGATAAATATTAGAATATTTGAAAAAATTCATTTTTTGATATAATAAAATAAAAAAAGGAGGGAAAACCCTCCTTTTTATACTTTTTAAGATTCAGTAATTATTCAAAAATTTCATCAATCTTACTTTCCGCAACTGATGTAATTCTCCAATCATAAGAAAAAGACTCATACGCCTTTGTAACTTTAGCTTCAACGTCAGTGACGTTATAACCTTTTACAAGTTTTTCTTCTCTTACTTTTTTAATTTTACCTGAATTTTCATCTGGTAAATCATACTGAACTTTTGCAACGAAATATTTTTCATCCATTTCCATAATAAATTATTTTGACAAATAATCGTTAAGTTTTTTCATTAAATCAAGAGATTTTGATGCCGACCTTTCAGCTTGTTGTTCTTTTTCTTCTTGTAAGTTTTCCTCAAACTTGTGTCTATCTTCAACATCTTGGAATAAATAAGCCCCTGGCGTTGATGGGGATGAAACTAAATCAAAACATATTAATTCAAAATCATCTTGTACTTCATTTTGTTCTCCTTTTTTTACTAATGAGCCTACACCTCTTGATGATATACCTAGTGTAACTCCTTGTCTTAAAAGATTCGCGGCTTGGTCCCCTTTTGTTGAAACAACTCCTCTTTCATGAAATCCAGGAGATGTTAATAATTTTAATTTACCTAATAAAATATGTCCGTCCCACCACATTTCTGTAATTATGTGGGAAACTCTATCCAAGTCAATAAGTGAAGATTCAGGGTGATTTAATTCAGATAATGCAGTGCCTTTAGCAATATAATTTTTTTTGTAGTTTTCAACCTCTCTTTTCAAAATCTTTTCAGGATAAATCCTTCCGTTCCTATTTGGTGTGTTGTATTTTTGTAGAACTGCATAAAACTCAAAAGGTTTTGAGTAATCAAGTTGTGTTTTACTTTCTTGTATCATTGTAAGATTGCGGCTTTCTGTTGGTGAAATGTATCCCGCATCCATTTCTATCAATATTCCTTTTCCAATATCTTTAGGTCCTAAAATTTTCAAATTTTGCATGTTTAGTTTTCTAAATAAATATTATTCACTTTTGTTTTGTTTGTTTTTGTAAGTTGAAAAGTAAAATATTTATTTTTTTTAAAATTTTCATTGTCAATAAATTCAATAACTTGTTTAACAAAATCCTTAATAAGTTGTGATTTAAAATTAGTCATATTTTTTATAAAAAAAGTAATTTCTAAATTCATAAAAGAACTTTTTTTACTTGACAATCCACTACTTCTTAAATCAGTATCTACTATAAAATTTGTGTCGACAAAATCAAAATTCAATAATTCATAAATTGTATGTCTAATAGACCTATTAAAATTTGTTACAACTCTTTCCCAATTTTCTTCATCTTTTTTTGGAGTTAACCAAGATTGTATATTTATATAAAAAGATTTTAAATTTTTAGAATCAACTGTTCCATAATTTACTTTGAATTTTTTGTAACCTTTGACGGATACGGATTTTCCTTTCTTCATTTGTGTTCATAATTCATATGTTTATTTTTGGAAAATATAATAAACTTTAATATTTTTGTCAAAAGGGAAAAAAATGCTAATTGTAAAAGTTCAAAACCAAAACATTGAAAAAGCTTTGAAAGAACTAAAAAGTAAAGTAATCAAAGTTAAACAGGTAAAAGAGTTAACAAAAAGAAAAAATTTTGTTAAAAAAAGTACTTGGAAAAGGGAAGAAAAAAGAAAAGCTATTTATTTACAATCTAAATTAAATAACGAGTTGTGAATTTAATTCTTTAATTTTTATAAATTCATCTATACTAAAATTAGTTGAAGCAATTTTTTCTTTTGTTTCATTAATTTTGTTTTTTGTATCGTTGTCTGTTTCGGACTCGATTAATGAGTTTAATTTAGAAATTACTTCTGTTTTATAATCATCAAATTTATTATTCAAAACCTCTCCATTTTCATTTATTAATGAAATTACTTCTTTACGTGTGTCCTCATCTAAATTTTGTAAATAATTTTTAGCAACTGAATTCGCCACCTTTTTTAGAGATGAAATTGGTAATTTATTTGTTTCTTTTACCAATTCTTTTTTCTTCATTAAAGTTTCAATTAATATTTTTTTACTTTCAATTTTTTCCTCTATATTTTTAAATCCCGTATTCAAAATTTTATCAATATTGGAATAATTTGACTCATTAAGTTCTTCTTTTAACCATTCATTTAATTTTTGTAAATGAGAGTCAGGTATTGTAATATCTTTAGTTTCTTTAATTACTTCGTCAATTAACATGTTTGCAGTTTCTTTATCTAAACCTAAATTTTCGTTAAGTTTATCATATATAAAAAATAGAGTTTTTGTTGGCGATGAGCCCAAAACTAATTTTTTAAATTTTTTCATGTCATTAGTTAGATTCTCATTAACAAATGAATTAACTAATTTTTTTTCTATTGCTGTTTTATAATATCCGAATTTCATAACTATAAATATTATTATTTAAGTAATCTTTCTAAAGTATCATTAATTTCTTTTAATGAATCTTTATTTTTTTCAAAGTCAACAAACTCACTGTCATCTTTTATTACTTTTTCTAAAATTAAATCTTTATTTTTTGGATTTAGGTTTTCAGGGACTGGAGGTGGTGGGGCGGTTTCTCCACCAGGTGATGGTGGTGGTGCTGAACCTATATCACCTCCAAGACTTGGCTCTCCTCCTGTAGGTGCTGATGGAGTACCACCAGCTTCACCTTCTTTTTTACCGTAAAGTTTGTCAATATTATCAAATAAACCTGTTTTAACAATAACTTCTGCGGTTTTCTTGAGTTCTTCACCAACTGCCTTTTCTATACGTTGTTGTTGTATGTCGAGTTTAATTTCTTCATCAGAGAAACCAAGAATATGTTTTTTAGCCCATGATTGTGATACTGC